GCATTGAGAGTAGGATCCCAGGAAACGAGTTTCGAGAGATTACCTCTAACAGTTTTACCTGTCGGGAACTCTTTCACAAGAGTCTCCTCCATTTGCATAGCTTTCACTCTAGCGTTCGGAAACGATAAAGCATAAAGCCAGTAAGATGGTGAGATAACCCTGTATAAACGTTCAATCAGACGTGTGGCATAAGTTTTAGATACAAATGCACTGGACCAGCCTGAATTAAAGGCCTCCTCCGCATCATCTACTGACTTAACATTATTAGAATTTCTCTCTTTAACAATCTCTAAAAGAGCTTGGTAAAGAGCATGATCTCTATGAGCTTGATTAATCCCTCTTTCAAAAACGTACCAGAACGACGCAGATTTCTGCGCCCCGCTGGCGAAAAGATGAGGTTGATCAGGAATTCCTAATACTGCCCAAAGTGCAACTGATAACTCTTTCCCGAAATATTTTTCAGGAAGAGAATCAATCACAGATTTAAGAGTAGAAGAATCCGCGAAGAACCCTTTTCTTTGTGCTTCTGTAATTAAGGTTCCAAGGAAGAATGGCTCTCTCGCTGTTACCAGGATGTTTCCTGGACCCAGTGGAGAGAGATCATACTCTGAAGTCCGCCATCGTTTAGCAAATTCGACCATCTCTGATGAAATGATAGATTTACTAAGGTTGATTTCGACTCCAAGTGTCTTCATAATATGAAGATACTCCGTAGCGACAGCGTCGTGATTAATCACAACGTCATCACCTAGAACTACATAATTAGGGATCGAACTAATGTTCGCTCGTAGAGCGGCTAGTCTTACGATAACATGATGTGTTAATGCCAACATCGCCCAAGATGAGTAAGCACCCATTGGTTGCCCAACAGAATACTTAATCTGTTCGTCTTTCCAAGACCAACTAAAGTCTAGAAGACGTCTCCAATTCTCAGAGTCATAACCTAAAAGGTCAAGAATCTGGACTTGCAAGTCAATAGGTAAACGATCAGTTGCCGCCGACAAATCAAAACTATAGAACTTATGTTCCATAGCTCGGTTCGCCATTAAACGATCTAATGCTCCATCCTGATCGAAAGTACCATCTTGTGGTATTTTTGATAAGTTATGGAAGATTGAATCGTGAAGAGGCCGAAGAGCAAGTTGAATCCACCAGTTTGTTATTGCAACAATTCTGGCTTTTCCGGCTTGGTCATAGACCACTGATAACTTCCCTAATTTCATTGGTGACATCACTTTACATAGTAGTAAAATACCATATAAAGGTCCCATAAGAACAAGGAGGATATTAAGCCACACCATATAACCATAAGATTTCGATCTTAATGCTAATATGTGAAAAGCTAAATACTGTTTAGGATGAGACAACAGGGCTAACGCATCTAAATGCGAAGTCCATGTAGCCTTTGATCCATTCGGTCCAGCATTCTCTGATATAAAACCTTTGAACGCATTTGAATAGATTCTAATCTTAAGTCCTTTTAATACTTCGGCAAGCTCTACGTTGTTTAACGTACGAGATAAACCAATAAACGGCGCAATAATTGTGCTTAGTTTAGGTTCCACCTGTGTAGAAAAAGTTCTAAAGATACTGAGAGACGTTAATGTGGCTTTTACCACTTTTACATAGTCAGGATGAGACTTATCACGAATGATTTGTCTAATCTCAACTGGTATAAGTGTTGGAAACCCATGATGATCTCTTTTTACCCGAGGTTCTGACATCCCGAATAAAGGAGAGCAATTAATGGCTTGTATAGTTAAATGCGTTGCCACCTTAAGGTAATTAAACGTAAAGTTAAAACCTGTAGAGTGAACTAGCACTTTAATACGATCCATTAATACATAAAATGGTAATGCATACTTATCACACTGCGATATCCAGATAGTAATTAGGAAGTAGAACTTAAATTCTTTAAGTTTGATCCACTTGCTAACTGACTTTTTGACTCGAAGGTGTGTAAATGTTGTGAATTTTGTTTTCATTATATTTATATATCTCGGGATCAACAAGACTGGTATAACATAAACGTTAGTCAAGACAGTTCGGAAACTGCCTCTGTTATATAGCCAAGGGTGGAATACCACCATAGCTTGATCAACATTTCGCAGGATGAACGGATCCACTGCTAATGAGGGCGATAGACAAAAGAGTTTCCTCTTTCGAGTCGCAATACAGGGCAACAAGCTGAATAGATCTTCACGGAAAATCTACCACTAACCCGAATAATCGGG